GTAAGGTCGGGATCGCCGAGTGCAGCTTCGCTGACAGACTGGCCTAGTCCAAAGGCCATACCTTCAATGGCACCGCCCAGTGCTTTGCCGCCTGTCTCCACTGCGAGATTAGCAATGGCACTAGCTGCCTGAGACTTAGGCAGCATGGCTGCAGCTTTTCCCACTGCCGTTGCCTCGGCCAGTTTGGCACCTTTTACCAACATGCCAACAGGACTAGCAGGAACAAAGGCCGTTGCGACACCGCCCGCGAGCTCACCAGCTAATGAAGTGCCGGGGTAATACTCTTTGAGTGCGCTCAAATGCTCGGGACTAGTAAGGCCAGTTTTTATTGCGAGATAATCCGACACGCCGAACGTACCGCCGCGAGCAGCACCAGCTAGTCCTGCCTGCAATTGAGCGGTGTCGGTGCCGTAGGTAAAGTCACGGCCAGCTTTTCTTAGATCCTCGGGCGACGGCACCTTGTAACCGTAGCGGGCGACGTTTTCGTTAACGTCTTCACCCGGAACAAAGACAAGGCCGCCGTCCGGATTAAACAGCACGCCTTGACCAGGCGGCGGCAGGTGAGTGCCAGCCGCGAGGCCTTCCGTTGTGGCTACCGGATCTAGTTCCTCGGGCTTTCCAGTTTGTGCATTGATAACTTGCATTGGTTACTTCCCGAAAACAGGGGTTTCTCGGCTTTGTCTTCCCGAAGGATTAAGGCCAGGTATGTTGGCGCTATAGGCTGCGTTTAATCTAGATTCAATTTGACGGTTGATTGAAGATAATGCATTGCGTGAATCGGTTTGAAAAAAATCACCCAAGGAAGGTAGCAAAGGCTCAATAATCCCCATGTCTCCCGCAGTAAGAGCGCCAAGATTTTTAAGATTTTTCAGTTCGATTAAAATGTTTTTTTCCAGGCGTTTGGCTTCTTTATTTCGGTTGGATAATGGGAATGTTCCGCCTTTGTCCATAAACGTATTGGCTTCACTCATCAGTGATTTAATTGGATACATTAGTTCTTGAGTTTTTCTTACTGCCATGGCTGATTCTTTGTTAAATGCCGGTATGTAGTTACCGTTAGGCATTTGCACCATCTTGTCCTGCATGTCCTGACTGAGTTTTTGAACGTCCTTAGCACTAATGCCAGCTGGGTTATTCAGCTTTTGTGCGGCAGCTTGTGATGCGCCGATTTGCTGAATGAGTGCAGCTTTCTGCAGATCAATCTGGCCATTTGCTACCTGCGCGGCTGCTAGTGCCTGCTTACTGCCCATTTTGGCTGCAGCTTGGTTGATCTGAGCCTGTGTAATCGAGAGTAGCTGGGCTTTAGTCGCGGCTGCAGCATCTTGGATGTTGTTATACTTAGCCATATTGAGGCTGAGCATGTTTTGTTTTTTGCCAATCTCAGCCTTTTGCGCGTCGATATCTTTGTTGACGGCATCTTGGATAATGCCAAGCGCGCGGTTTTCCGTTCCCTGCATGCCGCCAGCGACACCGCCAAGGAATATTGAGATCCCAGCGAGCACGCGATTGCCTGTGCTCATGTTAGACCAAACGCGAGTAGGATCGATCTTCTGTGTCATCACATCATTTTGGATCTTGTTGATGTCATTCATGACGGCATCTGCCTTGGCCTTGCGCGCTATTTCATTTAGCTGCAATTCCTTCATTTGCTGTTCATAAACTTGGGCTTGCTGCGTTGCCGCGTCGGCATGAGCCTGCGCCTGTGCCAAGGTGCCTTGTTGAATCTCGTTAAAGGCCTTGGTGTAATCGCTAGGTAGGCCAGCTGGTGCCGTAACTTGTGGCTGCATAAATTGATTAGTCTGAGCGAGATAACCGGGAGCACCAGTCTGTGTTTGTGCTGGCGCAGCTGCTTTAATCTCGGATGGCTGCTCAAAAGTCATACTTGGTCCCATTAGACCAAGGCCTGTGCCGGTAGCAGCTTCGGCGCGAGGAAAGTTAGCGCCTAATGTCGATTGCTGTTCGGGAGTAAGGAAATTGATGCCTTCATACGGCGCAATAGATGGTCCAGTATCTTGCGGAACAATGGTTGATCCCATAAGTGCAGCCGCATTAGACGGCGCAGCTGCCATCATGTTTTCCTGTTCCGTTGGCATCACAAATCCGCCGTCGGCATATCCCTGCGGCAAACTTCTGATCTGTCCCATCAAAGTGTCATCAAGGCCAAACTTGGCAACAGGGAAAGCTTCGTTGCCGTCGTGTAACGTGAAGTGGTTTTCTTGCTCGTCAATTAAGCTAATAGGCATAGTGGTATTCCTTATTTTTTGCCAGGAAATCGACTAATGTTTTCAGGCAAGGTATTTGAACCAGTTAAATCTAATTTAGATTGATTTCTTTCTAATGCATCTAGCAATTTAGAAAGTTTTTGCTGTTGAGCTAGTTTTCCCATTTGCCCTTTAACAGTCATTCCACCAGCAATAGAATCAGCAATTTTATAATCATTTAGTGCTTTTGATATGTCTTTTATATCCGAATTATCTTCGGCTAATTTAAACAAAAGAGTATCTGCCCTGTTCTCATGTTTAGCTCGTTCAAATATATCAGTAGCTAAATTTGGTTTTTTAGCTTCTGCGGGAAGCAACTCTTTAAAAATAGATTTGATTCTTGTTCTGTTGTCTGCAAATAACTCAGCTTCTTTTTCTCCTCGTTCCGCTCTAGATTGAAGTTGTTTAGCTTCTTGATATTGTTTTTCAAATGTTTTGAATTCTGATTTGTTAGGAAGTTTAGAAATATCGACTTCATCAGCAGCTAATTGCTCAAGTAAATCTATAGCTTTATTTTGCTTTATCGCTCTAGATGCTTCGGGAGCTAATTTTGTTCCTGGCATAGCTGATATTGATGATTTTAATGCTTTTTTAAATCCAGATCCTGGAATGACTGCGCCCTGCAATTCACCAGTAGTGCTGGGAATCATCATCTCAGCAGCAACACTAGGCACTGTGGCAAGTGCTGCGCCAAGGTTTGGATAGCCTCTCTGCGCTAATGGCTCCACTACGTTGCCGGTAAGGAAGTCATCAATGTTAGTTTTTAGTCTTTGTGCTGCTGGCAATGGTTTGTCCGTTGCTGCGTCTAGTTTTTCCTGTGTCACCGGCGCGTAAGGTCCGCTCATCGGAAAGCCTACTTGTCCGCCGTCGCTATAGTTTTTTTTTTGGCGTGCTTTTAGAACCTTGGAATAACTGGGCTCATCGTCCCAATCGTCCAAAGATTCAATAAATGACTTGGCTGCTTTCTTGCTCCCTGCTGCACTGCGCGGAATCACAATTTCACCCGGAGACAATTTTGCACTGACCACGTCGTTTTTGGGTGTGTCACCAGCATATGGTGCCATGCCGTCAATCCTTCCGCCGTGAGCCAAGGCAGCAACAGCAGCGGGAGCCGCAGCGGCAGCACCGCCAGCAGCACCGGCACCGGCACCAGCACCGCCAGCACCAGCTGCGGGAGCTAATCCGGGTATTAATCCTTGAGCAGCTGAAGTTTGAGCGGCACCAGTACCAAGGCTAGTAAAAAACTTAACAAGTGCTTCCTTGTCGCCAGCTGCCGCAGCTTGATTTGCTGCTGCTATTTTTGCTGCTATTTCTTCTTTTCCAAGTCCGGTTTGAGCAATTAATTGCCTCATTCCAACATCGCTAGTAGCGAGTTGATTTAATGCTCGAAGCTGGCCTTCTGAGCCTAGCGTTGCCGCCTGTTGAGACAAGCCAGCAAGTTGTCCTTGTGCTGCTAACTGTTGCTGCAGTCCAAGGATGCCAGCCTGCTGCGTTGTCTGCCCGCCTAGTTCGGCTTGCTTAGTCGCAGCAATTGAGGCCGCGAGTGCTGGGCTTAGGCCGCGCTGACTGGCTAGCTGAGTGCGAATATCGCCAATGTTTTTGGATAGGCCTTGTTGCAACACTTGTTGAGCGAGGGAGCCGCCTGGACCAAAATCCCCTCTAGTTTGTCCCTGCAGCTGACCAATCAGCCCAGTCATAGCGCCAGCGCCAGTGCCGTATAATTTTGCTAGTTCACCGCCAAGTGTTTGAATATTGGAAACACTTTGACCAGCTGCAGCGGCATAAGGATTAGTTGTGTCTTGTGGCTTAACGATAGCGCCAATATCAGTTTTTGGAGTGCCGCCAGCTAAAGGACCAGCCTTTAATTGTTCTCCTAGATTTCCCAATTCTGTTTTGATTGTTCCGGCTGGATCTTGAAAAAATCCGCCAATTTTTTTACCAATAGGTTTTGTTCTTTCATCAAAATAACCCATTATCCCACACTCCTTGCCGCAGGTAGTTTATTGAGCCCTTGTTTTACACCCATTTCAAAAGCCATAGCACTGATGCTGTAACCCTCTGCGAGAGTGCCAACGTCCGGTGCAATGTCCTGAATGGTAAACTTCATTGACTGGCACTTTTGCCGCGTTAAAAAAATCCGGTACTGATATAGCGGATCATTAATCGCCGTTATGGTTGTGGTCTGCACAATGGTGTCATTGAAATCGACACATATATCAACCTGTAGCTTATGCGCTGACTTGTATTCGCCAAGGAGTAGCAGCTTATACAGGCGCTGATATCCCTGCAGCTCGGCAAACGATAGCCAGCCGGTAGTCAGCTTCATGCTGATCGAAGTGCCAGCATCCGAGTATGCTCCCGGTGTCTCCTGCAGCACAGTGCCGTCGGCTTTCGCATACGTGTATTTATTTTGGTAAATGCATGCCTGCACAACAGCGTGGTTAGTGAACACAGACCACTGATCAAACAGGTAGTTATAGGTCAGCACCACTCCTGAGCTCATCCCGAAGCGAAATTGATTCAGGTTATAGATCAAGTCGGCGCTCAGTATTTCTTGTGAGTTATATGCCTCAACCGGAGCGCCGATGTAGCTAACCGACATGGAACGGTCGATTAGATAAAGGCCTTTGGCTGACTTATAGATGACACCGGAAGGACCAAGGACAATTGATTGGCCGTCGATGCATCCGCTATCCGTTGCGATCACCTGCGGCGGATTAAAGTCGTTACCAGTGCCGTTTGGTGCCGGTCCATTACCAGCCAAGGCAAAGATGTTGTTCGCTTTGAAAAAGACCAGCTTTTCGTCAATCTGCTGAATGCCGACGATGCCGCCGCCTCTCTCGTCAATGCTGCTTATAAAAGCATCACTAAATTCGACGGGAGAACCTGTGGCACCGGGAGCCGACGGGATAACTTCTTTTGAGTACCACCAAGAGTTGGATGCCTCTTGTGGGATCGCTATCATTCTTTGATTATAGGTAGCTAGGTATTTAGTAGCGCCAGGATCAAGATTTCTTACTTCACCGCCGTTAGTGTAAAGAAGCGGCTGACCTTGATAGGCCGTAGCAAAAGCGTAACTGTCTTGATAGGTGATCGATGCTGTTCCCGGATTAGACAGAATTGCGCCGTTATAACCAGTGAACGAGTTTTTATAATAGTTAACGCCGTCGCTTGACCGATATAGACCAATATAAATTTGATTTGATCTATTTGTTAACTGAATGTTGGGAATAGTTACATCAATTCGCCTATTAAGTGCGACCGTCAAAGATGCGCTTGGAACACTAGGCGCTGAAATGTGCAGCTGACCAAAGGCGTCCATCCACTCGTATGTATAAATATAATAGTACGTGCCTGCAGCCACACTACCGGCAGCAGCATCAACCAGCGTGCAAATAGTCGGCTGCATCAGGTAGCCATGCTCACACAGTTGGGTGCCGTCATACATATAGATATAGCCGCCAGTGATATGCAGATTATTGGCCATCTCTGCAAAGACTGGCTTGTGGTCAAACGACAAAGAATAAGACCAAGCAACATAGGATTTGCTGGCATTTGATGTCGTCTTTTCAACAAGAACAAACGAATAAGATCCGCTAGCCGTTGGATATATGGAAATTGCATTACCGGACGATGAGATGGCACTTTGCGAACAAAGCTTTGCAACAGCCATTTCCGTCGATGAACTAGTTGTTTGCACAAGGAAATAAGATTCGATTCCGCTACCTGTTAAAACGCTGTAGCCATCGTATGAATTGACGATGAGATAAGTTTGGCCGTTATAGTTAAACGCCTTACTTGTAACGGCAGCATTCAGCATCAAAAGGGTTTCGCCGGACGTTGTGACCGTGCCAGCTGAGTATACGGCGTTTATTTCTCTTACCGATGCCGGATCTGTGTAAACGTTGGCACCAGCCGCCTTGGTCACATAAAAGGAACAAACAGTTGAACTACCGGGGAACATGACGCCGACAATGTTATAGGCAGATGCGAATGTTGCGAGCGTGACCACTGGAAAATAAACCGATGCCAAGTTTGCCGTATATCCAATGGTCTTAACTTGCGTGCCTGAGTTGGCTCCCACCCATATGTTGCCGCTAGGATCGGCTACAAGGCAGCTACCATATGCCGCGCCAGTTGTTGCCGAAAAGACTGTAACAGGCGTTGACGGTAATGAAGTGTAAGCGAGCACATACAGCGACCCTGTTGCCGTCCCGTCTGCGTAAGAAATATACAGCGTCCCGCCAGTTACGATTGCATCAAACGGCGTGCCAGCCTTGTAAGTGCCTGTTGTTGTGCCGGTAGCTTTAATTAGTACCGGGAAGCTTTGCGTGCTTAAGTCACTGATATTGATCAGAACATAATAAAGACCAGCAACACCGCCATATGTTGCACTAAAAATGATTACAAAATTACTGCCAAGCTTAAGAGCTCTAACATGTGTGTCTACATTCGAAAGTGATCCGCCGATTCCAACAACAACGTCACTTGATATAAAAACGCTGGTTGTTAAGTCTTTAAATCCGAACACGATCTCGTTTGTTGTGGCGGTGATCTTTGAGCGCAGTTTGACCACTAGCTGCAGATTCGTCGCGGTGTCGATGTAGCTATCAGTTGATGCTAGCGAAGTACTCCCGCCGTATGTAGTGCCCGATGCAGTGCGCGACACATTCACGGGATGATAAACACCTTTATTGATAGACCATTCAAGAGTTGAAGGACTGTATGCCCAACCGTATGTGTTGCTGACACCAGCGCCAACAGTCTCATTAGCCAAGTTAAAAAGCGTGTCTTTGAATGTCGCAATACCCAGCGAGTTGGCTAATGTTGTGTTGGTAGCCGTAGTCTTAGCAAATGCCGCATAACCATTGCGCTTAATCAAGCTATTGGTTGTCTGAAATACGCCGTTCTCTAAGAGAAGCAGCTTACCAGGCACCACTTGCTTACGGTCCGACTTGGTGTCGATGCCCTTGGCAAAGGAGATCGGTATTTTATTTTTTTGCAAAGGCATTAATAGATCCCTCAGAAAACGTATATATCGACAGTAACAACGGCGCTTGATGTCAGTTTGAGCGTTGTGGTCTGTGATGTGTTTGTGTCCTGTGTGTCATAAATCGATGCGCTGGCACGTTGCCGCACGATAAACCAGCCAAGCAGCAGCCTTCCTAGCCCATGCTGAATGGTGTTAGATCCAACGGCCAGCGCGACATTTTTTAAAATGATACCAGGCAAAAGCACATTGTCGCCAATAGGCTCAATAAAGTTTGCAATATTGTCCTGCAGCTGGTTGACCACACGGTCCGTGGTCTGCACTTTAAACAGCCTAGCCATTAATAAGTACCCCAGTTTGTCCCGCTACCCGAGCCTGTTGGGAACCAGAAGTCAGAGTAAAGGTTATCAGACACCTTAGCTGGGCTTCCAACATCGCGGGATTCAGCCATAGCCTCAATGCGTTTAATCAGCATTTGCTTTTCGGCCATCAGCACTGACACGTCCGATTCTTCTTTTTGCATACACTTCATGGCGGCGTCGCAGATGATGTATTCGGTCCAGCCGCTCACGCCGTCCACTGTGTCAGTGTCAGCCGATAGCGTAGTCATGCGCGGGATATACCAAAGGCGAATGCGCTGATTAGCTGCAGGAATCGGAGTGAACCATATCTTGTCGCCATTCAGCCTGTAGCGCAGGTTAGTCAGGCCGTAAAAGCTTTGGAAGTTTGGCACGGCATATCTGTTGCGGTCGATAAACTCAAAAGGCCTGATCGTAACGTAGCTATCAGACGATGTGCTTAGACCAAGATCAACACCCAGCAGCTTATACATCAGCGGGTTTGTCGGAAGCGCATACTGATCTGTGCTGCCGTCAGTTGTGATCGTATAGACAGGCGCAACATAGTAGTTATCGCCGTATTTACTAACGAGCAGGTCATATAACTCGAAGTAGCTTTGATTTATGTAGCTGTTCAGTTCGGCATCAGTGACAAACTGGCTATTAACCATGTCAGCACGTTGTCTGGTAGCTGCGCGCAGTTCCGCGAGTGTTAGAGTTGTAGCCATTTTGTCCCCTGTTAGAAAAAACGGCAGGGCATATAAAACACCCTGCCGCTAGCCATTAGACTTTCCGGATACCTAGTAACCTTCTTCGCCTTCTTCTTCTTCCTCGTATTCCTCGTGTGGCTCGGAATCCACCTTCAGGAATATGGCTTTCACTGCGTCATATGCTGCCATTGCGTTTTTGGCAGCAAGTGCGTCTAACAGTTCTTGCCCGAGTGCTTCACACTCATCGTCATCAGCTGGCTGCTCGGCTTTTTCTTCACTCGCGTGATCAGGATAACCGTGCATTTGACTGATGATGATCGTAGCTGCTTTCTTTTTGTCGGGGATAATCATGCTTATTCCCCTTTGCCAGCAACCGAGCTGTTTCTAAAGAACGATGTAAACCCTAGTACCGATCCAGCAGCGGGATCCGTTTTAGTACCGGAAGCATTTACACACTGAAGCACCAAAATTGCGCCTTTGCCAGCAACCGAGTTGTAGCTAGTGAGGTTAGAGTTACCTGCAACCTCAACAGCAAAAATGCCAGACGTACCAGCGGCCTTTACGGTGCCAGTGCCAGCTCCTACGGTCGTAGCAACAAAGGCAACACCAACGGCAGGGGTGACGCCAGCAGGTACGCCAGCAGCTAACCACTGCGCCGTTGTCGTCGTTCCAAGTGCGGTGATGTAATAGAGCGTACCGGCAACAAACGATCCGCCGGAAACAGATGCTCCCGTTACTGGGGAGACAAAGCCAGCAGTGCCGCCCAAATAACGGTTGTACGCATCTTCAAATTGCAGCTGATACACACCAGCGGCAAGTCTTGTTGCGCTTAAAAGTCCGCTTCCTTTTACTGTTCCAACGGCACCTGTGGCACCGATGACAACACTTCCTTCAAGAAACACGGGAGCGTGATTCAGCGAAAAGAAGAATTGTTGAAAGAATCTATTTGCCATTTTGTTCCCCTTAAAAAAATGGCGCACCATAGGCAAGTACGGCACGCCATCTTAAGATTTTATTAGACGCTGAAAGTCACGTTAGCATTGTAGCCTGGTGCGTTGCTCGACAAGTTAGCGTAGTAACCGATACGGACTTCGCCAGCATCAGCGTTACTTACCCGCAACATCTCAAGGCCATCACCGTAGCGAAGAATCTGAGGTGCTTCTCCAAGGCTGTTTAAACACCAGCTGTTCATTTGCAACAGGTAACCTTTTTGCGGCTGACAATTACGATCCGGGAACACTTTGATCATGCTGTTAGCGCCGTTTACCATGATGCCGCGGAATGCGATCTCAGCAGGACCTTTCATGTCAACGTATTGAACTTTAGAGCCCAAGCTTTTTTCAAGTGCAGCGTAGGTAGCAAAGTTAGTGATGCAAACGTCAGGTTTGCCGCCTTCCCTTGCTAGCAAGCTGGAAGAATCGATCAAGGATTCTTCGATGCTTTGAGCGGAACCGTCGTAGCGAATACCAGCCAAACGAGTTACGTCCTGGCTTCTGTCTACGCCAAAGAAGCTATCACCAGGGGACGGCGAAGTGTCTGGCAGCCAAGCAGCTAGGCCTTTGACTTTCGCGTTCACGTCACCTTGGACGAGAAGGAAGTCAGCTGCAGCCCAACCCGATGGCGAGCCAGCTGCGCCGCCAAGACCAGTGGCGGAAACAGTCACGGTGCCAAGGCTACGGTTAACAGCGATAACGTAACCAAGGGCAGCGCGTGGTGTTCCGCCATCGGTCGCGTTGGCTTGCAAGGTTTGGTTGACTTCAAACTGAACAACGTCATTTGCGTTAGACAGTGTGATTACGCCAGAAGCAATAGAGCCAATTGCGCCAATCGAGCCAGTGCCCGAACGGAACAAAGCAGAAGCCAAGGAGTTGGTGATCGAACGGAATGCGCCGTCTACTACCAACTTAGCGCCTTCAAGGAACGACATTTTATCAGTCCGGGAAGCCAGCATCGTTTGGTTATCAATGGTAGCTAGAGAGTAGTCAGACACGCGAGTTAACAGGAACGATTGGATCTGAACCGGCGATTGATTGCCTTGGGCGTTCGAGAACGTTGCCGAACGGCCTTGAGATACACCAGTGATGATTGGGACTGGCTTATACTTACCGCCAAAGTCGGTCTTTTTAGGGACCAAAGCTAGGAACGGATTGTCAGCATAAACGAGGTTTTCTACTACCTGGCCATCGTAGAGCTCTTTTAAAGCTGCGTTCATGGCCGTTAAATTTAAATATGGTCCTACTGTTGGCATCGTAATGCTCCCTTTTTAGTTAATTAAAGATCAAGTGCAGCAAGCGCACGCGACATTCTGTCGTTCTCCACCTTGGGTGAGACTAGGGACGGCGTACTACTTGTGTAATTTTGATTGCTGAGTGTGCGGCGCGGCGCGGAGGGATCTTTGTTCTCAATTGGTTGTTCAGCCGGTTTTTGAAAGCGTTGTCCTAGTTTTTTCGTTTGAAGCGATTTCTCAACCTGCTTTTCTAAGTACTTTTCAACTAATTCGCAGGCTTCCGGAATACTAAGAACTTTATTCGTCTTTTCAAAATAGGCTTCCACAGTATCGTATACTAAGTCACTCGAATCATACAAGTTTGTGAGCTCGTACTCGTCTTTTTTGGCACTAATGAAATTGCTAATCTCGTTTTTAAACTCAGAGATCACCGCAACTTCGCGCTCAGCTGCCTGCCTTTTAGCAGCTTCCTCCCTTTCCTGATGATCACGCTGGCGAGCGTTCTCCACTTCGCTGATCTTGTCCTGCAGTGCCTTGATTTGGCTTTCAGTGCTCACTGTATTGTTGTTCAGGATAAAGTCAGTGAGCTCTTTGTAGCTTAGGCCAGCGTCCTCAAGAGCAGCCAACGGGTTAGACCTATAGCTGGCCTTTCTGCCTTTTACCTGTTCAATCTCGGCACGCAGTTTTTCCACTTCGCTGCGCTGATTGGCCAAGGCTTCCATCTGCGCCTTTAACTCATGCCTTTGGCGGACAATGGCCGCTTCCTTCTTAGCAAGGAAAGCAAATCGGTTAGAGCCCTCCGCAGGCTTTGGCTGCAGCGCTGCTGCCTCCTGGCCTTCAATTAATTCGGATTCTACCGTCGCGGCGGATTCTGGAGCGTTCTCAATTTCCATTTTAACCTCTTAATTTTATTGACGTATTAATTCGGAAAATAATCATTAAATCGGATAAAAATTAATTAATTAAGAAATCCGAATTATGCTGCAGGCACGTTAGGCACTAATTCACTTGTAGGGGTCGGCATCGGTGCAGCTTGTGGCAAAGCTAGCTGCTGCTGGGCTGCCATCTGTTCCATTTGCTGCGCTTCGATTGCCATTTGGGATAGCTGATCAACTTCGCTAATGAAGTCTCTCAGGATCTGCAGGTTTTCCTCGGGAGCTCCGTTGGTCTTAGCATAAGCGAGGTACTGCAGTGCCATCTCGCGGGCGAGCGGCAGATCATCGTCGGGCTCCGGGTGATAAACTTTGCCGTCGTCCACCATTTCTTCGATGACTTTATGTAGCCATTCCTCTGGGCTGTTGCTCAGATCCTCGGCGCGCTCTAAGTCGGGGAAATCAAGCAAACGGCGACCAGCACGCGGAGTAATAAAGCCTGCCTGAATATACTCTGTGATCGTCTGCAGCTGACCAGCCGGATCATTGGGCAGGCGGCTGACAGGGTAAATCTTAAGCGTATACTCATCGTCCTCTAGGCGGATCGATTTCCAGTCTAGTGTCTCAAGGAATTTTTTACCCGGAGCCGAGACAGGATAAGACTTTTCGCGCTCAAAAATGTCTTTAACGCAGTCAATGGCAAGCTTGGCGATCTTAATAAAATAACGTTCATAGCTATGACCGAGAGCCATAAAGCGTTCTGTCTCAATGTCATTAAACTCTCTAAGTGCTTTACCCGAATTTAGACCAGCGGGCTTTTGTGAGTTGGCGGATAGCTGCGAGATCCCCGCCTGCTCAAATGCCTGATTCTTGAGTGTTCCAAGGTGAGCGTAAACTTCGGGTGGAACAATCGTCGGCGTCACATACTGCGGAGGTGTCCCAGTATAATTAATGATGACGCCGATGTCGTTACTGACATGCTCTTTAACGATCTTACTGCCGTGTTCAAGGAACACTTTGAAAGTGCCTGCCATGTGCATACTGCGCTGAATCACCCACAGAATCTTATTGATCTCAAGCTGCAGATTTTGGATTTGCTCGGCTAGTCCTTGTCCCCAAAAACCGTAAAGGCGCTGAGAGAAGTGCATAAAGGCAAATGGGAAATCGGTTTTCTCGTATGTCTCTTTGAATAGGATCTTGCGGTCGATAGCGATGACATGCAAACCGTCCTTGGCATCCTTGGACGATGGCAGGTGCCAGCTTTCTACAACAGTGATTTGGTCAGCGATATTTTGGAAAGTGCCAGTTGTGTCGAGCACTGCAGCTTGTGCCTGCAGTATGTCGTCCCTATGCTCGGGATACATAGCCATAAGCACTCCGCGATCGACGTTTTTGATGCGGTGCATTTGGCGCGGATAACCGTAAAAGCTTTCCATTTGATCGACGTAAATTTCACTTGGGATCACTCTCTCAAATTTACAACGTCCTTCGTCCTCAAACACATGCACAACACCAGTGCCGAACACGAGAACGTCTTTTAATACCTGAGTTGTTAGCTCGTAAACGTCGTTTTCGTAGAATATGCCGTCCACAAACTTATCAAGCTGCTTGGCTCGCCTTTGCACCTTCCAGCTAGCGCCCGATGTGACAAATGCGGGCTTTGGCTTATTCTTTGTCATCTTACTGATGAGTGTGTCGATGCAGCTTTGAATGACGTTGTAGCTAACGCGGTCTTTTAGTGTCGCCTGTGTTGACTGAATCTTAGAAAACGATAGGCCGTTAATGCCCATGATGTTGGTGTTGCCGTATAGGCGCGCCGAGATTTGGTACTGCGTTTGGCGCTTGGCATCACTGTTGGCGAGGCTGGTGCACGTGCCGACTATTGACTGAGCCATTTCGGTGTCATTGTCCATCAGCCACCACTTGCGGCTGGCGTCAACTGGCGTAACTACCTGATCTGCATTGTTAAAACTGCGATAGTCAATAGCCATATATGATTACTCCACTGGCGGTTTGGCGGCGATTTCTTCGTCGAATCCTGATGACCAGTATAATAGCTGGTCTTCCGTGGGCATAGCTTCATCGCCTAGTGTAGCACCTAGTGAGCTATCGAGTGTTGGGAGCGTCGCCAAAAACTCTACTTCCATGCCGTGGTACTTCATGACGCGGATTTTAAACTTTTGCGCGAATTCTAGCATTCTCACGTATTCGCTCATTGGCCTATTCATATATGTCTCCATCTAGTTCAGGCTCAGTCCATGTTGTCTGCCAGTGCGCGGGATCATCACTGTTATCGTCTAGATCTGCTTTAAGCTGCGCTTCGATCTGCGCTATTTGCTGAGCCATCCATTCGTCCGAACCAGCTTTGGGAAGTGGCTGCTCTACTACTTCGGCAATCCAGTGCAGTGATTCCCTGTAGGCGTATAATACCGCATCGGTAATGTCTGAGTGATAGGCGTCGCTAACGACAAACTTATCACCGTTACTTCTACTCTTGTCGTATTCAACAAGCATACAGTCTTGGGCAAAGATGCCATCAGGCTTTGCCTTAAACTTGCCTGTTCGTAATGCATCATTCAGTAGCTCGATATATTCAAACTTGCGGGATTTCTCGGCTGCTTTGACAGGTAGGCCGTAGCGACGGCGCAATTCCTCGACAATCTTTTTGCCTAGTCCGCCGGCATCGATCACAACGGCAACAGGCTTGTATTTCATTACTAGCTTATCTAGTGCCTCGGCCAGTTCGCCAATGCCTTGCTTTCGCCTAGTGCTTTCGTGCACCAGAAAGTTAGCACTAGAGACTTGCGGAGCTCCGGGATAACGCATTGCCTGCGCCCAGCCAATAACAGCGATTGCGTCGGCATCGTCAAAGCCAAGGTCAACACCGATCACATAGCTAGCATCCGGTCCCAGCTGCGCCTGAGAGTAACCGTTAATGTCGGCTTCGTAGCGAAACACAAGGCTATTGCTATCGGTCACCCATTTACCAAAACATTCGCGCTGAATCTTGGCATCCTGCAGCGATACACCCATTCGCTTACAGTCTCTGACTATGAGCTCCATGGGGTTTTTGCCTGACTTCTTTTCAAGCCAGGGATTTTGCAGCATCGTCCAGCCGTGATGACTCCAATTATTAGACTGACTAGACTTATAAAAAAAACCAACAGGCACAGGGCCAGGTGTGCCGATAAGGCATAGAGTTCCATC